GGCCGCTTGCCCGGTGCCTTGAACTCGATGAACAGGACGCGGCCTTGATAGAGGAACATGCGGTCGGGCTGCCCTTTCTGGTTCTGCCCGGCGAGCTTGAGTGACAAGCAGCCCTTGGCCTTGGCGTATGCGCAGACTGCCTGTTCGATGGTGGACTCTCTCATGGTTTCTGGGTTAGGGATTGGAGGGCTTCGTCTGCGATCTTTACCGCATTTGCTACGGGAGCTGGATATTCTGGTTGCGGAACTCCAAGCTCATTCTTAATGCTCCGCAACGCCTCAGCCAGCCTGTCGCGCTGTGCGGTGACTTCCGCTATCTTACTGAGTCTACCGCTGGCTATTTGTTTCCATGTTCCGTTCTCGTCCCGCGCCTCGTCTCGCTCGCGCAAGGCTTCAACCCGTTCAGCTTTCGCTTTAACCCACGCTTCTTGAGTTATTTTCAAAACCTCTCGCGCCTCGTCGCGCTGTGCGGTGACGGTGGTCCAACACCTAAGAGCATGTTCAAGATCACAAATCCGTTTAGCTTGGACATCCGCATAGGCATTGGCGGCTTTCCGAAACTCTTTCCAAAATGTAGCATCTTGTTCTTTGCTTCCTATGCGACCGTATTTATTGACAAACGCTTGCACGTTTTTAGGCATTGTTAGTTTTTCACTCATTGTGATTTCGGGGTTAGGGATTGGAGGGTTGCACGCAATCCCTCATACGCTAGCATGGTATTGTGTCTGCCTTTGGCTGCGATAAGTATGGTTGCTGCATTTACGGCTTCCGCCAGCCTGTCGCGCTGTGCGGTGACGGCGGCGAGTTGGTTCTCGGCACGCGCGGCCATTTCGACTGCTACCTGCCATTTGTTTTGCCATCCGATGTTCTCCGCCTGCGCCTCACGCAAAAGCTCCCATGCAGCCAGTTCGCATTGAGTGTCGTTCTCCTCCTCATCATCCGTGCGCCCGCGCCCCTCGGCAATGGACTGCCAGCGGATAGACTCCTCCCGCGCCTCGTCGCGCTCGCGCTTCAATACTGCGTTGGTTACTTTAAGGACTCGCTTGTATGCTTTTGCGTTTTCGGAATTCTTCCGCGCCTCGTCGCGCTGTTCAATCGCTTCACCGAGCGCATCCACGCACCGCATAGTCGCGGCAATTAGTCCAGATTCTCCCCATAGTTGGCTATTGGGATGGCCGCCAAGCTCGGCGCACATTTTAGCCTCAATTTTAACAAGGTGTTCCCGCGCCTCGTCCCGCTCGCGTTCTAGTTTGAGGGCGAAGTCAATATCAACAATCCATCCATGATTATCTGACCATTGGCTTATTTTATCGGTTTCAGGTGTTGGTAGTGTGTTCATAGTTTTGTGTTGGTTGGAGAATATCGAACAGGTCGATACACTGAACGCATTGCGTCAGTGATCTTGGCTGTTGTGCAGAGAATCAGCCGCCAGTTCGCGGAGAGCTTGCCGTTTGATGTCAGCCTTACGAAGCCATTCACCACACAGCGACCGATATTGATTGCCGTGCCAGCCTCGCCGCCCGTTGAGATATTTTATCAGATCCGCCGCGCTCATGTCGGACGGAGCCGCTTTCGTTTTCGTTGGTGCTTTCATTTGGATTTTGGATGCCTTCCGGTTTTCCATTCTTCGCGCCCAATGATCCGGTGGTCATGGATGCGGTGGCGGTGTTCGCCGCACTTGATACAGACTTCCTCGCTCGGTGATCCAAAGCCGTTGATTGCTGTGATCGACCAGTCATGGCGGCATCGAAAAAGATGCACAACAAGACGTGTCATCCAACCACTATGAGCGGCGGAGTTTGTTACGAGATTGGAGTCGATTGCGCTCATAGTGGCGGATGCACATTTGCGTTATCCATGAATGAAGAGCCACTAGACGGGGACAGTTCCGAGGAAGTTTTCGCACAGATCGGCATCACGTTGCTTCTTGTGCAAGATTTCGAGTTCATGTTTGAACGTGCGTTGAAGCTTGTTTTCGCGGATTCGCATGAGCTAACGGCGGAGATTGTATTCAAGAAGGACAAGAGAAGCCTTGGCCTTTTGATGAGTGATTTACGGTTTTTCGCTGCCTCAAGCTGTTCCCGCGCCTCGTCCCGCTGCTCGGTGACAGCGGCGAGTTCCTCCCGCGCCCTGTCCCACTGTGCGGTGACGATGGTGAGTTCTCGTTCCAGACAATCAGCGTGATCGGTCATAATAGCGAACGCCATTTCAGCGTCTTTTTGATCGGATTTTTTAACTACATGATCTGTTCTCGGTGTGTCGTTCATCTTGCGGATTTGTTCGTGGATTGGGCTGTCGCTCCATGTTTGGGGTGTGTTCATCGGCTCGAAACGATTGGTTTTTTGAATGCGCGGATGCCGTATGCCTTAGTTAGCGTCTCTGGATCTTCGCCTTGGCTTTCAAGTGCTTTGATCCAGTCCAATACTGGCGTGCGGCGAACAGTAATTTCGCAAGCAGGGCGAAGATTCATAAAGACCTTGTCTTCGTCCATCACCTCAAAATCCCACGCGAACCGCACGCCCTCGGCGACCTTGGTTGCGGCGACCTCGTTGGATGCTTGCAGTTTCTCGGCAATAGCACGCTTTGCAGCAAGGACGGCAGCGATGCCACCCTCCTCGGCGGCTTCACGGGCGGCCCGGGCTGCCTCGAACGCGGCACGCTCGGCGGCCTCCTTCTCAGCCTTGATCCGCAGCACCTCCTCGGCGTGCTTGCCGACAAGCTGCTTGATGCGTCCCTCCTCGGCGGTGATCTCGATCAAAAACTCGGCGGCGGCCTGGTCGATCATCTTGCCGATGCGGTTGACCGGCTCCTTTACGAGCTTCCTGCTCTTCTCCACCTCGATCCGCATCGCGGCGAGCTGGCGGGTGTGGAACTGCGCCCGTGCGCTGTCGTCGTTGTCGCCGACGGCGGTGATGCCTGCCGAGTTGGCGAGGATCTCAGCTTTGCGAGCTTCGGCCTCAGGCGAGATGGTCAGTTGGTAGCCATCCCCAGCGAGGATGAGGGGCATTAGTTCGGTGGTGTTCATGGTTGGTTGATTTCTTCGATTGTTTCTTGTTGGTATCCATACCCAAGCAGGGCTGGCACGATGACATCCTGCCATAGCTCGTGAATGTTTAAGTCGTCATTGCCAACGGCGATCTCGACGGCGTGGCTGTATTTCGGTTCTGAATGCGTTGTCTCTAGTCGTATTTTCATGTTGTTTGTTGGTTGGTGTCTATTTGTAACGAAGAGCGGTTTGCCTGCCGGGCTTGCGTTTCTTGTCGCGCTCCTTTTTCTCGACTAAGAGCTGGAGAGCGCGGATATGGTCGCGGGTGCCGGGTTTGTCAATGTCGGGCGACTTTCTGAGGTCACGCAGGATCGCATTGATCGTGGCCATGCTTAGGGTGTGGTCGTAGGTCTTCATGCGTTCTTGTTTTGGTTGATTGCCAAGAAATGCCGTCCTTCCTTGCCGCACTTATCACAACCGAAAAGTCGCTCTAGCCTAGAGATTTCCCTTCGTTCGGACTCGCAAATTAGTTCCGTGAATGTCTGCACTGTTTCGCCAGTCACAAGGGATAGTTTTGACCTTAAGGGGCGAGCGCAAATATCCATGTTCCTGATGTATTTGTTGCGTTGGCAATGTTTGCAATTTTTGCAAATAGGGGTGTATGTGTTCATGGGTTCGGAAATGGTCGGGGTGTGTCCTGCGTGATGTGTCCGGTGCAGATGCAGCAGCCGGTCAGCAGGAGGCGGCAGTGGTATTTGTGGCAGTGTGCGCAGTGGTTCGGTGGGGTGACGCGCTCGCGGGCTTTGGCGGCCTTCTCGATGAGCGCCTGCCGGATGCTCAGAACGGCTGATTGGCCGTCGCCTTGCCGGGGTAGTCCCAGAGCGTCCAGGGCAGGCGATGGAGCAGGATCGGCGGCAGTCCGTCGCGGTCTGCCCGGATCGCCAGCCAAATAACGTCCGAATCCAGCGGATCGCGCATCACGCAGAGCTGACTCTCGAATGCGTTCATCGCTTCGTGCCACGTCTCGACCTCCTGTGGGGCGTTGCACGGGGTCAGTGGGATTGCCTCCCCCTCCGGCTGCGAAAGGCTGCGGAGCGCAGCGTGGTGCGCCTTGGTGGCCACCTCCGCAGGTTGCAGCGGGGTCTTGGCACTCAGCACCAGCCCCGCCCTGCGCTTTCCCGCCGCTGGCGGGTCGATGCGGTTGATGGCTGCCTCTAGCTTGAGGTCAGGCTGGGCGGCGGGTGGTGCGGCTGCCGGTGGCTGTGCAGCGGCGGCTTTTTTGGCGGCGATGATTTCGGCGATGGTTGGCATGGCGGTTGGTAGTCTCGCCCAGAAAACCCCACCCCGCATCGCGCAGGGTGAGGCGTGCCATGCAAGCACTTGTCCCGGAGATCAGTAATCGGAGTGGCCGAGGATGTCAGCCAGCTCGGTGAGAGCAGCCACGAGCGCAGCGTCGTCGCCCTTGTTGTCGGCCTTGGCTTTCGGCAGCCACTTGTCGATCAGGCTGGCTACGCCTACCTCGTCAACCTCGCCAAGAGCCTTGCCCTTGTATTTGCCGACATGGACGATGACCGACTCCCAGCCGGACGCTTCGGCTTTCGCCTCGGTCTGCTCGGTAGGTGCGTCGGTGTCGCGGTCGCGGATGCGCTTGTATTTGCCGCTTGGCTTGAGTGCCTTGTCCTTGTCGGGGGCGATGAACGAGATGTTCGCGTATGTGCGATCATCTTTCGTCTCATGCTGGATGATGAGTTTGACCCCGTGGCCGATCAGTGATTCCATGTCGAACTCGTCGAGTTCAAGCTGGGTCAGGTCGCGCCCCATCATTTTCTTGAGGTCTTTCCGCAGAGCTGCCTTCTCGTTGAGCGATGGCGTGTAGCCACGGCTCCAGATGCAGAAACGGCGGTCGTTTTCCTCATCCATGCACTCGGTTTCAAAGACGAGTCGGAACTCTTCTTTTTCCCCGAATGCAGTCATGCGCTTTTTCAGCTCGGTTATGTCCACCAACACACCCTTGATGGGGGCATCGGTTGCGGGGTGAGGCTGGAAGTTACTGTTTCTTTTTTCGCTTAGTTTCATATTGTTGTTGTTGTTGTTGTTGGAGAGGGTTAGCGGCTGGAGCAATGCACAAGCACTGCGGTGGCGACGAGGATTAGCAGGGCGACGGCGAGGCTTGCGGTAATGCGCCCGCTTGCGTCGGGTGCCGGGTGTGCGTAGGTCGAGCGGCGCACGGGCTTACTCAGCTCGTCGATCTGGAATCGAAGCAGCGGGTCAGGTTGATACCTAAGCTGCTCGTCGAGGTTGACTGGACGGAACTTGTCCTGCCCGGGTGTGATGTCGTTGTTGTCTGTTTTCATGGTGTTATTGGTGGTGAGAACAATGTTGCGCATTATTCGCGCTCAGGTAAGTTTTCGAGAACTATCTCGCGCACTTCGTCGATCTCAGCCTCCGTAAGCTCGATGTCGTCGCTGTCGTAGTGTGCATGTAGAATCTCGATGTCGGCGTGCTCTTCGGGCTGCATGTATGTGGCTGGCGTGCCAGGGATGTATCGCGCCTCAACGGTGATCTCAATCTCGCGGTAGATGGTAATGGTCATTTCGCGTATTTTTGAAGGTTGTCCATGATGCGCTTGATTTGCTTGGCTGCGGTAGCGGGCGGAATGTCGCCGCGCTCGCTGCATACGCGAATACTTTCGACGGCCTCGCAAGAGCGGTAAAGCGCGGCAGCCAGAGCTGACAGGCGGGCGGGGGTGATCGTGTCTTTGGTCATGTTAGTAAGAAGGATGGCCGAGGGATCGAACCTCGGCGGGGTGGGTTAGCGGGCAAGCATGTTAACGAACTCACCAGTGAGCTTGCGGTAGAACATCGCGGTGTAAGTGCGGCGTTGGCGACCTGTTGGATTACTGACTCCAAGGTAGAGGTTGGATTCAAAGCCTTTTTTCAGAAGCTCTTCAGCAAGGAATTTTCCGGCTGGATCAACTGACTGCATAGTGAATGTGCGGGCGAAGGATTCGGTTGTCATGTTCGTATTGGTGTTAATTGTTGTTGGCGTTGCTCTCGGCAACAGGGACAAGCTAGGCATTGCCGAACGAAATGAAAAGACATTTCTGCAATTATTTTTACGCGATCCGAGAAATGCTTTATTCCACTAGGGAAAACGGGCGAAAAAAAGTTTACGGAATCAGCCTGTGACCCGCTTGTAGACGGTGGCGATCTTTCCGTTTAGCCGGATATTCCGACTGGCAAGCTCCCCATTTTTAGCCATCCTGCCGAACTTGGATCGAAGTGAGGCGTGGTTCACTTCTAGGCCAGCCGCGATCATTCTCTTCGCGGCCATGTCCACGGTGAACTCATCGGGCTTGACGTAGTTTTCCTGCTCAGATTCGACCAGCCACGCAAGCACGTCGTCGATCTTGCCTAAAGTATCCCCAGCGGGCTGATCCAGTCGTTTCCCTCTTTTACTATTTGCCATACTTCGTGTTTTCCGGTTTTGGTATTGTGCAGCCCGTAGGCGAAAGAGTTGCGCCAGCCGAGCTTGGCAGCGTGGTGGTCGGCGTAGGACATCTTGGTCATATCAGCGAGCGTGCCGACGCTGTGAGCCGTGCCGCCGTCAATGTGCCGGGCGTGGTAGATGTCGGGCTTGTGGGTGTGACCGTGGATGCAACTGCCCCAATGTTCGAAGTGTGCCTTGGCTGGATACATCGTGGCGCGGAATCCATGGATCAGCTTGAGGCTGCCGATGGATAGGTGCGATGAAACATTCCACGGCACCCACTTGATCCGCATCTTTCGCATCTCGTCCTCGGTGTCCTGTGCTTTTTTCGCGCAAAGCTCCGCAAGCATCCCGTTGCTCGACTCCTGCGCGGCACGCCAGAGTCGGTGGTCGTGGTTGCCCATGGTCAGCATGTTCGGCCGATACCAGTCGAGCAGCTCCATGCCGCAGTTGTAATCGTAGCTGATGCCCTCCATGCGTTCCTCCGGGGAAGCACCCTTGCGAAGCGATCGGAAGTCGAACACGTCACCCAGGTGGACTCGGTGCTTCGGTTTCCACTCGGCGATGAACCGCTTGACTACCTTCGTCGCATCCGGGCAGACAAGATCGCCGTGGGTGTCTGCAAGAAAGATTGATTTTTCCCATGCCATGATTTTGAGCAGTTAAATTCGTGCGAGATGGTTGCGTTTCTGACAACTTTCCCGTTATTCCAAAATGGTCAGTTGTTGATGGACTTTTTGCCAAGCGGGAAAAAAGACATTTTCCAGTGCGCGGACGAAGCATTCTTCATAGCGATCAAATCCTTCGATGTAGGTTAGACCGCAGATGTCGAGCGCTGCGTGGAGCATCTCATGGCGCAGCGTCTCGCGCAGGCTGGATTGTTTGGCAAGCGTCCTTGCTGCAAGGACGATCTCAGCATCGTCGCCGCGATACTCGCCCCACGCTTCGAGCTTCGGGTCGATACGGATGGCTATGATGCGCCCTCCGATGGTGATCTGTGTGGGAGGGTTGGCGGGCATGGTGGTTATCGGGTTGCCTCAAAGTGCATCGCATCGCGGCTCCAGAAAGCGCCGGCAGAGAGCCAGCCTTGCCGCGCGAACGCCTCCATAGCCTCGATGGGCATGGTGGCAGCGCGTGGCCAGTGGGCGCGCAGGCCGTTCGTGTCCGGCGCGAAGTCAACGGCGATGCCCCAGGCGTGTTTGCTGTGCCGAAATCCGCCGCGCATCTTGCGGTAGTTGTAGCAGCCAGCGTATTGTCCGAGGATCCACGCCGAAGGTGTGTCAGCGATGTCGGCGATGGCAGCGATCAACGAATGAGCGACAAGGTGATGGCAGCGGATGCTGCGCACGGCTGCGCCATCGTATTTCACGCCGAGGCCGATCACCGGCAAGTTGACGAGCTGCGACTCATCGCCCGGCTGCCCGAACCGGGCAATGACGCTTGCGTCGTCGCCGTTCGGCCATGGGTGAGGTTGCGGCATGAGTGACCGCAGGTGCCGCTGACAGGCGGCAGTCGATACATCGCCCCATAGACCGTCCGGCTTCGTGCCGATCCGTTCCTGCAAGGCGATGATCTGTGCCTTGGTCATTTGGTCGGGTTGACGTAAATACTGCGTGATATTTCCGTCGCGGCGACAACGCTGGCTTGGTCGATGCCGCGTTGCTCGATCACGGTAACCGTGCCGTCAGGCGAGGTCGTGGTGGTGATCGTCGAGACGCAGGAGGCCAGCGCGAGGCAGGCGAGGGCGAGGATGGTTTTCATCGGCGGGGGGTGTTGGTTGTGTCGTTGGCGAGATAGCCGAGGACGGCGAGGGATACTGGCAAGATCCATGTTTTCCAGTCGATCAGTGAGTTCCCATCCTGGACGGTTGTCTGGATGGCGGCGGCGGCGGCTGCAAGCAGTCCGATAAGTGTCGTCTTCATAGATTACGATTTTTGTAAAGGCATGTCCCGAGGCCGCAGCCTTTGCTCAGGCGATCAACATCCTCCTGTAGCTTGACAACGATGCCGCGCAGGGTGGCGATCTCATTCGATAAAGCGCGGTAGATGATCGCGGCCAGCGTGCTGATGACGGTGGCAAGCGCGATCATCACGGTCAAAATCCATTCGGTGGGGACGGTCATTGTGTGGCTAGGGTTATTCGTTTGATATGACTTTGAAAACTCCAAACTGTCGGATGTCGTAAGTCACATCTGTTGCGGTAAAATCTATAAAAGCGTCAATAATAACCGGATCTGTGATTACCGGATTGATGACTGTTCCTGTTCCTGTTCCTGCTGCGGTGGCGATGAATCGCGTTCCAACCGTGTTGTTTACTGCCCCGACAAGCGTAAAGTCTGTTGTGCCAACCGTTAGGATTTCATATTGTTTCCCAGCCACCATTGAAGTTGCATTAAGGCTGGTGACAAACGGCGGCACGGTAAATTCCGGCGAGATAAAAAGCCCGGTGATCGGGTTAAAATTACCTGTTCCCAAGTTGCTACCTTGTGAGATTGCCCTAAAATTAACAAAGCTGGCATTCGACCCAGAAACGCGCCCTAAGATCGTAATGTCTCTGAGTGTATGTGTGCCGCTGACCGGACGGAGACGGCAAGCGAATCTTACTCGCTCGCCCTGTTTCAAACCTGTAGTAGCGCGGATGTAAATTGATCCTGCTGTATTGGCGACGGATGGGACTACGCGAACGCGTTGCCACGTTGTCCCGTCTGCGTCGGTCTGCGCTGACCATGTATCAGTAAATGCAGATCCTCCTTTTGCCCATCCTGTCGGGATAGTGGCTTGGGATGGGGAGTTGTTGGTCGTCACCCATATCGCCGACGATGATGGCGGCACGATGGTTGCGGGCGGTCGGGCTGCGTATGAGCTGGCGATCTGCGTGTTGATTGCCACCGCCAAGCGGTGTGCGTATGCAGGTGTAGGGTGGATTCCATCCCACAATGACTCCGTAGTGGCAAAGCCACCTGACATAGTAGCAAGCGCGTGGGTGTCGATAAGCGTCACGCCGAGGGATGTCGCGATAGCGGAGAGTGATGCGTTAGCGGTGGCAATGTTGTCGCGCCGTGTGGTAGCAGTGGCGGATGACTTGTCTAGGGCAACGCCCGTGCCTGTTCCTGCCGATCCCGATTTCACAAATACGGTGCCGACGTTGTTATCGGCAGCTCCAAAGCTCGTCCATGTGGTTGTCCCTGCGGAATAAATTTCGTAGGTGTTTCCGTTGGTCATCGACGCTGCAGCGGTTGCCCCGCCTCCATACGGGGTGCAGTTAAAGGCGATGACGGGTAGCCCGGTGGATACTGCTTTCGTCCAGTAGCTTGTGAGTCGGGTAATGAGGGTCGCCGCCGATACGCCGCCCGTGATGATGTCATTGATCCCGCCTTCCAACACGAGCATTTCCGCGCCGGAGTTGAGGGCGTTGTCGAGAGGATACACGCCGGATGCGCCATCGGTCAGTCCCGGGAGTTGGTATCCTGAATACCCAAAGGTTTTCTGTGATGCGGATTCGGCTGTTCCGTAGTTTCTGACAAGACGCACGCGATGGCCTGAGATGTGTTCAAGCCACGCTCCATACCCCGCGCCTGTATCATGGATTCGCGGTTGGTGGGTGGTGTCGATTGCCGAAGATTGAGCGGTGATGGATGTCCCGACGAGGGCAACACGAAGCGGATTAGTGAGATCAGCACGGCCTTGGTCGCCTTTGTCGCCTGTCGCGTAGAAGTCGAACGTGACGACCTCGTTGTTGTCGAACGCAGAGCCGGAAACGTATGTCCCGTTGATGTGGTGATGGTTGCCCTCGTCAGTGACGCTGGTGACGAGGAAGTTGAAATGGCTGGTGTCCGCGTTCGAGTTGCTGCGGATCACGACCCGCGCCTTGATGGTCGAGGTCGAGTCGTCGATCAAGGCCAGCAGTGCGCTGGTGTTTGTGCCGTCGAAGTCGGTGTCACGAATCGAAATCCGCGTCACGGCGCTCAAGGTCGAGCTGTTGAATTTCAGATAACCCGCACTCGGTGATCCGGCGCTTGTGCTCGTGTCGAACGTGTATTTCAGACCGGCACGGTCGCCTTGCGCTCCGGTGGCTCCGGTGGCTCCGTTGGCTCCGGTGGCTCCGGTGGCTCCGGCTGGCCCACGCGATCCGATAGCTACTGAAAATTCGGTAGACTCGTTATTTGCCGTGAATGTGATGTTTGTGGCCATTATGCGTGAGGATCTGCGATAATTTGATGAGTGCCTTTGAACCAGTCTTTATCAAGCACAGATGCGCCATCAATCGTTTCGATTGCCCATGAATAGAAACCAGCTGGGATAGAAATTGCGCGAGGTTCAACGGTAAACGCCCATGCGTAAGCAGTTGCCGTGCTGATGGTAATTTCTCCAACGTCGTTGCTGTCCAAGGTCAGAGCAACAGATCCATCGGTCAGGCTCTTCCACGACATTCTGACTCTCGACAAGGTGCTAGAATACTTCGTGTCGTCGCTCGATGTAATCGCGATGGTTAGTCCTGACCAAGTTTCCCCAGTCACCGTTTGAGGCAGCGTGATATTTTGAGGATCGCAACTCATGGTCAGGTCGTTTTGCCAACAACGGTAATGTAGAGATCACTGTCCGAAGTAGCGTTGAAAGTCAGAGTGGTAAGCAGGTCAGAAAGGTTGTTCGTGTCGTTCGTTGCGACTCGGTATTCGCCGGCGCGTAGTTTCGCATCTTCGTTGGTGGATGTCATGGTGACTGCACCAGTTGCGCATCTTGCCCAGAATCCTTTAAGCGTAACGATTGTAGGGATCGCGATGCCTTCAAAGTCCTTTGCGTCCCCATCGCTGATGTTCGCGCCAGCACTTGCAGTGCCTGAGGTCGTGTTGGCAGAGGTTGCAGCAGCCGATACGCCTAGCCCGGCTGCAATGGCAATGTTGAGCGTTGCATCATTCGCTGGCAAGAACCCCAAGGTCGATGCGTTGCGCGTTGTGATGACGGTGTTAGTCGAGCTGGTCGCTGTGAACAGTGCTGTGTAATCCGCGTCTGCGTTAAGCGCCGCAGTAATAGCAGTTGCGATAAGCGTTGCCGTCGTCTGAACTCCTGTTGTTAGCGGCACCAAGATAGCCTTTGGTGATCCGGTCATGCCTGCTGCTGTCACCGTAACTGTAAGATTGCCCGAACTCGTCGCACCAGACGCGGCGGTTACTGTTGCTGTCTCGACCTGGGCAGTTCCGGCTGTAAATGCGTCCGATGCGGACGTTGTGTTTGTCGCAACGACAAGAACAAGATTGCTGCCAGAAACGATCCTTGCTCTCAGAGCATAGGCAACATCGCAGTTGGTGAGGGTGACAAAGTTATTGAACGTGCCGATCTCGACAGAGCCGGTTACACCCGTTGAAGTTGCTGTTGCGGTGGCTGATAATCCCGCGTTCGCCCTAGCTGCCGTCAAGGTCATGAGCTAGAATTGCCCGATGCGTGGCGAAAGTCAATTTCAAACGGGAGGGCCGAACGTCACGTCGATGATCTCGATAAGCAATTCCTCGGATGATCCTGTGTCATTGTAAGCAAATGATGCGTAAATCTGCCATTGGTTCCCGCATGCTCGACCCATTAGCCCCAGATCGTTGAGGTCGATCACAATATACACACTACCTTCATCGTAAAAAAACACTTCCTCGATAAGATCCTCGTTGATGTAAACAGAGACTGCTTTTTCTGATTCTGGGTTGGTATTAGTGGCGCGGATGGTGGCTTTCCACAAGCAGCATGTTGCGAAATTGATGTATCCTTGTGCCGAAAGATCTCCCACTACACGCCACTCGTCATCGTCCTCTGCGCCTGTTAATTCCGCATCATCAGACAAAAGCGATACCGTCCGCCACTTCGGCGTGCTTGCCCCGTGCTTGACGCAGTAGCGCGTCCCGTCAATGTCGATGCTCTGTATCAGGTGGCTCATGGTGTCGGTATTCCAAGGATAGTGTATTCGGTCGGCGTGCCATCTACGCAGATATTGACGATGACCTCTTGGTATTCGACCCACTCTGGCGTGGTTCCATCGTGCTGCAATACCCACTTGTATCCGCTGGGTGGAGCTGCAAGCAAAACCCATTCCTGGCCAGTTGCATCCCAATACAGCATGTCTCCATCTGTCACGCCGTCTTTCATTTTGATCTCAATATCGTCGGCATTTTCAGTGATCTCAATACCTGACCCATCTTTAAGATACCTCAAATCCCACCTACCAGCGGATGTGTTCCACTCCTTCAAAATCCTTGCCTCACCGCCACTTGCTGAAGTCGTAGTGTTTTCCAATAGTTCTGGCTGAAAATGGTCAATATGTCCCGTGTGGAGTTGGTCGCATTGAAGTTGTGCGGGGGCGGTGGTGCTGTCGGGGTTGGCGATGATCTCAGCAATACGGATGTAGCGTTCTCCTTCCGTCCCTGACTGGTTGTCACCGCCGATAAGCTCTGGAGGCGAGTCCTCCGGCCATGCCGTCCCGCTGTCGAAAGCTGCCGCCGTGCATTTGCCCTCAACGTCAATCGTCAGCTCGACCCAGAGCTTGTCATCCTCAATGACGACTAGCGGTTCTTCGGTTGTCGGCAGGTCTGTGATCTCGATTGGCTCCCCAATTTCCGCGCTGGCGTTGTGGCGCGGCACCACATGCCCGAACTGTGCGAATACCTCGTAGGTTTCAGGGTCGCCCGGAATGCGCCGCAGAGTGACCGTAAGGGGCGCAAGTTTCGGGGCGGGAAATACAATTCCCGACATCTTGTCTTGCCGTGCCGCAAGTCTTTTTACGGATTGCCACAAGTCAGCTATGTCCCTTGCCATCACTCGGTCGCCTCGCTTGGGTGGCGTCGGGTTGTTGTTTATCGGGATTTGGCTCATGGCGTGTAAAGTAACGTGTTATCGTCGCTGTCCTCGATGGTTGACCATGTGCGCGTCCAGGTGATCGGGCTGTCGCTGGATCGCGTCTCGGTCGATCCTGTCAGCATCCAGACGGTATTCGGTGGGGTCGCTGGGTTCTTCGGCGGGGTGTCCTTAAATCCCATGTCGGCAACCTCTGCATTAGTCAATCCTCCGAGGTCAGTCTGCGTCTCGGTGTATTCGGCTACCGGCGTTTTGTATGTCCGGTTGTCTCGCTTGAAAATACAATTAAACCAATCGAGTTCGTCCCCGCCCGAGATCGTGACAATCTCATTGCCCGTTACGTTATCCTCAATCAAGATTCCAGAGGTTACCTCTGTGTAACGGGCTTGTCCGTTGTAAAGCCGAACCATGCCGTTTGCTGCTGAGTTGACGGATTGGTCTAGTAAAAGAAATTTCGGATGCCTGATTGTCGGAGTCTCCCCAAGGCTTGTGGTTAACTCGTAGACTTTCTGCTTCTCAGATTCTGGCTCAGATAGCTCAAAGTATCCGCTGAAATTGATCCGTATTAAATCAATGCCGTTTCCTCCACCAGCATTCTCCTCGTATTCATGGTCATCAACGACCATGATGTTGAAATAATCATCGCCGTCAGGATACAAAGTGGCAAGTTGCACCCCTTTATCGAGGTTCGGGCGTATGAGGCTGTAATCTCCACGCCGAATCGTGAAGCTCATGCTTGCGGTAGTCTTACCAGTCTTGTCTGTTGTCGCCCTAAAATCGTTTCGCGGTTTCAACACGCCGCTTGCCAGTCCGTAAACTGTCGCGCTCATGCGTACATCGCGCCTCCATCGCGGTAGATGCGTTCAAGTAGCGAGTTTGTTTTCATGATTTCGGTCGTTGGGTCGATCATTGATGTTGAGTCATCTTTCCCGCCGAAGAATGACGGCAGCTTTATGCCGGGCATTTTAAGACTGATGCTATCAAATATCCCCATTCCGATCAGTTTGCCCAGTCCTCGGAACTTTTCTTCAATGCTCTTCCAGATTTCAGAATCACCCATGACTTCGATTGCTTTTGCAAGCTCGGCCTTCAGCGTGTAAACGATTTTGGAAAAGTCACCGGTATCAATCGCCTGCTGGATTCCGTCCATCAGTTTTTTTACCGTGCTTCCATCGCCGCCGATAGCGTTGAAGATGGCGAGGTTAAGTCCGCGCCACAGGTAAGGCAGTCGCTTGAATTGATCTTGCGCTTTGCCAAGTCTGATTGCCGCTGCTTCTACGTTCGAGGCGAAGCCGTCCATTTCCTCACCTGCCTGGTTAAATACGTCCTGGTTGCGGAAAAGTTTCAAAAGCTGCATGGACATTTTCGCGCCGAAAATCTTCTCCAAACTGTTTTCAACCTTGCCAGCATCATCGCCCATTGCTGCGACTGCTCTGCCGATCATCTCAAATTGCTCCATCGTAGTTTTGCCTGCCAAGTCACTGCTTTGCAATCCGATAGCGCGGAACGCTTTTTGTAAATCTTCGCCGCCGTTTGCTGCGTCATAGATGTTGTCGCGAAGAGTGGAAAGCATCCGACCTGCTTTGACTTCCGACCCAGCTAAGTCCAGCGCCCGATCAAGTTTGATGATTTCGGCGGTTGATGCTTTTACTTGGAGCGCTGTGTCTTCGGCCTCGCCAGCAAAGTCTGCGAGCTGGTCAACGCCAGTCGCCGCTTTGATAGCCAAGTCCACGAGACTCTTGCTCATCATCGCGCCGGCACCCATCGCCATGCCCCGTCCTACGGATTTGAACATGCCGCCGATAGATCCGAATCCTTTTTTAACTGCTGACGAGTCAAAGCCTACTTTTAAAGTTGTTCCGATAGCCATTGGTCAATTCTCCCTTCTAGTTCCTGTTGTTTTTTGTTTGTTGCCTCGCATTCGATTGTTTGTGTGTATCTGAGCGTAGATCCGTGTCGAGCCGCTTCACAATACATCAGTTGCATCACTCGCGCCATGTCCGTTTCCCAGATGAGTTTGTCCGCATTGATCCCATGACGGATCGCGAACGACTCGATCTGGGCTAGGAGGCATGGCGAATCTCCTTTCCCACATTATCGGAGTCCATGACAGATTGACCGAGCCGTTCCAGCGATTGCGCGACCTGTGCGATCACGCCGTCGATTTCCTCAATGTGATAGGCAGCGAACTTGGCTAGTGCTTGATTCCTGTCTTCCTTGTCCATGTCGATGTAATCGGTCATCTCTTCGCGGGTCTGTGACATGACTAGGATGATTTCAACCATATCATCTGGCGTGGGTTCGTTGCCTTCGGTCACAAAGCCGTTGTTCAGCGCACGAAGCACTACGGCCTGACCGGCACCGATTTGCCGCAACGGTTTCCCGCCTAGTTGGATTTCTCCGATCCACGATTTCAGCAATGTCTTGTCTCTTTCTTTCATCCGTTCATTCGGTTAATTAGTTCCTGCTTCTGGAGTTTCGGCATACCGACGCCAATCAAGGCGCTGGCTGTGCCGTTTGTCATAAAGGTTTCTCGATTCGATCGCATGTGCAGCGTCAGCAGCTCGCGCCGATTCAGAACGTGCGCGAGGCAATAGCTTTCTGGGTTTTCAGGGAAAGCTGAAATGTGCCGTTGTGCATCTTCAAAATCCTTCAAATGACCGATCTCGAAAAGCGAGTGGGCATGGTCGAACCATTCATGCAGCTTCATTCCCTTAGAAGCGGATTGCACGAATTCGGACATGATCCGAAGCGGATGTTGGCTTGGAATTGTCTCGATGTTGCTCCAAGCCGTTGACATGTCGCCCGTGCTGAATCGCCCGTCAAAACTGATTGATCCGAAGTGGTATCGGGAATAAACATGCCCGTTTTGATGCGCCACAAGAGTGCAAGGCGATGCCTCGTCCAGAGGCACTCCTAGTGCCATCAGTGCGCAGGCAAAGTTAATGTCTCCAGTTCCAAATGATGATGTCATATTTCATTGATAGCTACGGATTAGGCTGATGTGTAGACTGATGTGGAGTCAACACTTGGGTAGAACACTCCGGTAAGGCTGCCAGTTTCAAAGCCGTTATTCGTGCGGGTCATGCTTGCCGCTGTGATGATGACCGAAGCATTGGCCACCGGGGTAATTTTGAGGATGTCGGCGTAGACCGTGGAACTGTCGCCCGTTGCGTTGGCGAGAACAACCAGATCAGCCATGCCGACGACCATGCCGGCTCCTTTGGTGCTGATTACGCCTTCGCAGCTGATGTCGATGCGCTCGTTGCTGATCGAAACGCCGATGTCTTGACCTACATGGTTCGGTGCTGTTCCTACTTCGGAAGCGCCGTTAAATGAAATCGAACCTAGGAAAAGCCCGGTCGAACTGGATTCGGAATTAGCTCCAAACTTTGCGGTTGAGTAAACGGTTGCGCTCATAGTGGTTGGGAAAGTTAGATTGGACAGGCGATGACCGTCATTTCAAATCTGGTAATCCGTTGCCCATCGCCTGACTCAGTAATCCCCGAAGGAAGTCGAATGTCAAACACTCTCGCTCCGTTCCGGTCGCTTACCCATGCGATCATGTCCCGATCTCCCAAGATGTCGTAAAGATTCTGACGCCAGCCAAGCTCGGTGGCAATCGGAGTTCCTTCGTTGTTTTGGTCGGCTGGGACTGTGTGCATCTCAACGGAGATTTCATAGTCGGTCACGCCATACATCGTTACGTTGCCTGTTTCATGGACTGCCGCGCCCGTCTCATAGATCCCTATGAATGGCGGGGTGACGTCCGCCTCCTCGCCAGTTATGGCGATCTGGATTCCGTCTAGGTCGATGTATTCCTCTTGGATGCGTTTCTGTATCCACTGCCTGATTGATTTCTGGATGTTCATGCTTTGTCCTTTTTGTCGATGACTGCGAGTGTTTTTCGGTAAAACGTCACGGTTTTCTTTAGTCCGAACTGAATTGATTTAGTGATGCCTGAGCTTTGCAGGACATGACTGTTGCCAGAATACGCAAGTTTGTTTGTGATTTTTGCCACTGGTTTCCATCCCATGACCGGCTTTTTAGAATTTCCAAAACGCTTGTGCTTTTGAGTGTAGCTCAGAAAGTTTCTGCCGATGCTCATTTTTTCTGTTCCGGTCTGAGCGCGAGCGATCTCCGTTCCTGCGCCAAGCCATGCGCCTTTTGCCATACCTGCTTTTGCGAGTCTCATTTTTATCGCGACCTTAAACGTCTTCATGTCGCAGACCATTTTTTCGGAACGTGCCAATTCAGCTGTGCGAGAGTTGCGCTTCGTTTGGTTTAACTCGATCCAGTCGTTGACAGCTTGATGGTCAGTCAGCGCACGGCGTGATTGAACTCCGTATTTAGCTCCTTGATTTGTGGCCGAGTAGCCGCGACCGCGTGTTTTCTCCAGCTTTTCGACAACCAGAAGCACATTGTATGCGTCCCGAAATATCGCACCTTCCTGTTTGATTCGGGTTTTTACCTTGCCGAATACTTGAGTTTCAAACGCCAGTTCGCGACAGACCTGAATGCTCCACCGAATCACTGCTTGCGCGTTGGATTCGCCAAGTTGCTTGGCGAAACGCTTTAAGCTGCGTTCAAGTTTCGGCTGGTCTATTTCCGCTTTAATCATGCCTTGTGGATTTCTTCCAGGGTAATCGTGGTAAAACTGCCGCCCTTGCGGATTCCTTCTACTCGCCATTGCTCTGAACGTGCCGTGGCGAGCTTTTTAAGCAACGTGCCTGATGGTAGCGAGGAAGTCTTGCAGACAGCCGTGAGACGCTTTGTAGGCTCAAATCCGACCTCGCCAAATGTCTTTGCCTCGTCTGCTTCGGCGAGGATGCAGGAAATAGCCGTGCCGTTGATGGTCACGGTTTCCGCGCCGATCATGGCAAAGGACTGCGTGGCTGATGCAAGTGCGTGTGCCGAAACAATGGACATGCGCCCATCCTTGCCGAAATAGGGCGAAAATCAAATCAACCCTGCCAGCGGTCGAGGTCAGGAAAAAGACGCTTGATCTTGATGAAGTTTTTCAGGAGCCGCCGTGGTCGCCGCATCATGCCGATAATAGTGCAGGATTTTCGGTATGTGAACGGTCGTTCTCGCTCGCTTGCGTGCCTGTAGCGCCCATGCGCGATCCTCTCCGTAGTTCGTCTCTAAGAACTGGCAGCCTGCCACTGTGTCGCGTTTCCACGCGCAAACGTGCCACGCATCGCGGTTGGTGATGCCGCCGGGAACGAATCCATGATCGCCCTGCCCTAGTTGGAAGTCCACGACGCTCTGCTTGCCGTTGTAGGTTGCCCCTTGGAGGAACGTAATCACGTCGGCACCGCTGGCGGCAGCGGCCAGCAGCTCCTCGACGTAGCTGTCTGCGATGTCGTCATCATCATCGACGAACGCGATGTATTGCCCCCGCGCGATGTCGAGCAGTGCCTGCCGCTTCGCGCCGATGCTACGGGTGCGGTTGTCGCTCAGCATCAGATGCTCGACCTGCCCCGAAGTCCTCGGCGCGGAACTCAGATCCTCGGTGCGGGTTGGTAGGGCTGCGATCTGCTCCTCGATCCTCCACTGGAGGGTTTGCAGTTGTCTCTCGCGTCCTGGTATCGTCGGGGTCAGTATTGATAGGATCATGTGTTTTGTTCTTTCTGAAAATTGCGTCGTAGTTGTTGCGGTAGGCCGGTGCGTCACCCAGCCTGTGCCAGTCGCCTTTGTGGGTCTTGCTCATACGGTTTGATTCCTTACCCAGCATCGACCGACGACGTGGTAGTTGATGCCGGATTCTTGGACTGCTTTCAGCACGCCCGGCGCGTCGATGTCATGGCCGCCGAAGAATCCTTCGGGTTTCACCTTGGGTAGCCATGCCGCGATGTCGGCCTTGACGCTTTCGTAGTCGTGCGCTGCGTCGATGAAGATGCCGTCAGCGGATTCGTCCGGCTGATGTTTCGACTCTGCCACGCTTTCGTTGCGGCACTTGGTGATTTTCCGGCTGCCGCAGTTTTCGCGGAACTCATCCCACACGTCCACTTGCCCGGTGTCGGGATCGCCAGCAAAGGTATCGACGCAGATGAGGGTTGCTGATTGCTTGCCGATGTCGTCGAGTCGGTCGCGCAGGTAGATTGCGCTCTTGCCCTTCCAACTGCCGACCTCGATAAATGTCCCGTCGATAGGCAGGGTGTCCGCAACGTAGTCGTAGACATCGCGGAAGTCGAACCATCCTGCGATATCGCTAGATACCTTTTGCCCCGCGGTCAGTCGAGCCAAGATGTTCTTGCCGATCTCGTAGTTTGCCGGCGCGTTGCTACGGGCGTATGTCTCATCCATCTCAGCCTTGCCGAACGCTGGGTGCAGATGCTCAAAAGTGAGGTCGCGTGCGTCAATGACCACGCCGTCACGGAAGGCGCATTCAGAGAACCAGTTGTCTGAGAACATGCTGAAAAACTCAGGATGGAAGAGGTATCCTTGATCTTCGTATCGGGCGCGGGTCAGGATCGCCATGCAAAGCAGGTCATCGGTGCGGTGGCCGTCACTGATAGCTAGGACGGCGGGCTTGGAGGTGTCGCCTAGTGCCTGCAAAATTGCAGTGTCCCAGCCTTGGAAGGGTTCCCAATCGTCAGAAAGTTGCAATAAGACCTCGCCGCGTGAATGTTTTGCACATTCGTTCCAGGCATCAACGGGGCCACCATTGCCGCGAACTAGGCAGTGACGAGTAACCATCAAGGGCATAGCCTCGGGGTCGTCTGCATCAAGTCCGAAGATATGCTCAATCGCATCTGGTGTGTCTGCCATGCGAAGCCAATCGTTTTTGCACCTCCATGCTTTGCCAGCTCGACCGCGTGTCGCGTGAAGGAGGCTGATCTTCGCGCCGTGCATGATGAAATGGTTGATCTCTTGCGCGTCTGCCTCCTCGCCCCTGCGGTTTGCGCGTAGAGCCATCGCCCGCAGGCTTACGCCTAATCTGCCGTAATACATGCGGCGAAGGTTCCAAGGCGGTTCTGGAGGCATTCTCAGCGCAATCATGGCCTCTGTCCAGCCGAGCGAGTGTTGCGGCGAGTTCATAAGGCAGGAAAGTCCAAGCTCTCCGTAGGCTTCTCTCCGAGATGGGTCGGTGGAAAGCGCCTGTAGCAGAAGGTTGTGCTTTGTATCTTGGTCGCCTGCCAGGCGAGCCAGTTGGAATAAAGCCTCGTAGCGTTCATTCTGTCCTGCGTCCGGTAACTGCGCAAATTCCATCGCCTTCGGTATCGCCTCGGCGTTTCGATCTAATGCGATCAGAGATTGGAAAACATGGAACTTTTGCGACACTGTGCGCTCGTCCTCTGGGATGCTCTCTAGGATGCGCAGGTTGCGCTCGTCCCGGCTGGCGTGGCGCTTGCCAGACGCATGAACGATCTCGGCGCCGTCAAAACGCATGTGGTTTGTTCCTTCGTCAAATTTTAGGCATTCGTGGATGGGGTTCTCCCATCGTGCGCAGCCGTTGCGCCAGATCCGCTCACGCCAGTTGACTACGCCGTCCTCTGGCACAACGTAGCGCATCAGCACGCCGTCAATGTCTTTGTCGCCGATGTCCTCGATAAGCTGCCGGATCTGCGCGATTGAGTCGGGCGTGATTACGTCGTCGGTGTCTGCCCACATCAGCCAGTCGCCGGTGGCAAGATCGCAAGCGGTATTGCGGGCTGCCGCGAAGTCATCGACGTGCGGCCAGTTGTGGACGTTGTGATACTCGCCAGTCTTGCAGCCGCGAATTTTTGCAATATCCAGCGTGCTGTCTGGCAACTGGTTGCCGATTGCCCGCACCACGATGATCTCGTCGGCGATCTTCTCAAAATGATCGAGGAAGCGGTTGATGTAGTTCTCGGCGTTGCCGGTGATGACGCAAAGGCTCAGTTTGTTTTTCATATTTCTTGAGGTGATGTAATGCGGCGGGAGGTGGGTGGCAACAAAAAAACCGCCAGCCCCTTTCGAGACTGACGGTTCATGACATGCACCGAAGAAAACTTATGGCTTGGTGCCGAATGCGAGGCCGAGGGTGAGTCCGGTCGCAGTGCCGTAGAGGCACTCAAAGGCTCCGAACATCTGACCAGTTGCTTGGTCGAACGAGCGGCGGTAGCCCATGACGATGCCGGATGGGTCGGCAGCGCGTTCCACGGAAAGATACTCAGCACCGGCTTGCGGCTCAAGGTAGCGCATTGCGACCGAGATGGCGTCTGGGTGAGCGGCGAAACATACGAGGGAGGTCGCTGCAGTCGGCAGGATGTTCGTCTCGTAGGTTGGGAAGCCGACCAGCTGGCCGAGCGTGCCTTGACGGGCAGCTTGGTTGTCGCCGATGGCGTAGGCTTGAAGCACGTTCGTGGTGCCAAGGAGCGAGGCGCCGACAACGGTGTTGTGGATGAACGAGCAGACGCCGGGATCAACGTCCACGTTGCGGCCTGCCAGAACAGCGCGAAGGGCGATGAGCTGGGAAAGTCCATAGTTGGCCTCCAAGGTCGTCACCGATGCTGATCCGAAGTTGGTGGTGGTGATGAGCTTCCAGATGTTCTCAAGAACTTTCTGACCGAGTGCGCGACCAGCTTGCATCGCGAGTTCGTCAAAACGAGCGGCAGAGCTGTTCGCATTCTGCAAGTCGGTAATGTCGAAGGTGACGATGTTGTGCTGGTTGAGGTTGACGGTGTTGTGAGTTACCGCGCCGCCGCCTGTCTGATAGTTGGCAGTGGAGGCGTTGAACGTGGTTGCAGTCATCGCGGAGATGAACGGAACGACAATAGCGTCACCTTTGCCGCGTGCGCTGTCATCGAGCGAACGGGAGAAGGCGCGGAGTGGGGCGAGCTTGGCGGTGAAGGCTTTCAGTGCCTCTTGCGCGAAGATGGTATCGTTGAAGGATAGTGTGGCCATAATTCAGTTTTGTTTGAGAGTTGTTTGTTATTTGGTGAGTAGTTGGCGGATCTCTGCGCCGTGCTTGGCGTAGTATTCCGTGCGGGCTGCGCCTTTGAGGGTGGCGAGTGCTTCGATGTGATCTTGTGGAGCAGAGTCGGTGCCTGCTTCTGGGAGCGGTGCAGGCTGCCCAATGCTGGCGAGAATCTCGATTGCTTGGGTGGATGTCGATGCTTTAGCTGCCTCGATGTCCGCTTGTGCTTGCGTCAGATCGCCTTGAAGTCCGCTGATGGTTTCATCCTTGGCGACGATCTCAGCTTTGAAGCCTTCAGCGACAACGGTAAGATTGGAAATCTCCATTTCCTGTTCCGCAACAACGGATGCAAGGTTGGTCAACTCGATGATCTTAGCTTCGGCAGAAACGAGGTCAGCACGGAGGCTGTCGGCTTCTTCAATGTGCGCTTTCAGCTTGTCAGCTTCGTCGTCATTCAGGGATGGGAACAAGGTCTTAAAAATGTTCATGGGTGTCTTTGTCTCCGATTCGGGGCGAATGTCAAACTGCTTGGCGTTTTGCTCTTTTCCGTCTTTCAGCACGACATCGACGAATCCTTTTTCTTTTGCTTCGTCGGCTGTCATCCATGTCTCGGCGATCATCATTTCGCGGATCTCTTCCTCGTCCATGCCAGTGCGTTCGGCATAGATGCCGGCGATCTCGGCGCTGATGCTTTCCAGTAGCTCGGCCTGCTTCTTCAGAGCGCGTGCGTCACCAGCTGCGATGGTGCTGGCTTCGTGGATCATCACGCGGCTTCCTGCTGTCATACGGCGCTTGTCACCAGCCATTAGGATGACGCTGCCCATCGAGGCAGCTAATCCGTTGACGGTCGCCGTGATTTCTACGCCACGGGCGGACATTTCGCGCAGTGCATTGTAAATGCGTTGACCTTCAAAGACCGATCCGCCTGGCGTGTTGATTTCGATCTCGATGGCGTCGAGCGCGTCGTCTGCTTTGCAAACGATCTCGCCGATCTGCATCTGAGCCGCGACGGCGCGTTCACCATAAAGTTTGTCGAGCTTGTCGATGAGATCGTCGGCAGACTCTTTGTTGACGCCGCTGTTGAGCTTGACCTTGCCAAGCCGATTGTTGATTTCGATATTCATAAGTTGATTGTCGGTTTGTAGTTCTTTGAGTTTTTGATTTGCCCATGATGATCCCGGATCGCCGCCCCACAATGCCCACGCAATGCGTCCGGCCGATGGGTAGCCATCTTCTCCGGGTGAGAATCCTTGGCCTTGTTTATCGACCTCGTGCCGCGCGAAGTAGCTGACCATCCGTCCGATGGTGTCCGGGGAAAGGTTCGTCCGATTGCTGATGTCGCGGGCGCGTGCCACGCCGACCTCAGTTCCGCCTCGGTTAAATTCAGCACGCCACTCCAGTCCGAGCTTTGCCTCGGCGGCCATGGCCTCAGTCGGTTTGAGATCAATCGCCATCTTCTTCTGTTGGTTCAGGTGCTGATGGCGCCGGTTCGTTTTGTTCATGATCGGCCATTTCGTTCGGCGTGATCATGAACATTTCGCGATCATCAACGGTGTGGCTCATGCCGTGCAATGCGTTGAGTTCATCGGCAACCGTATGCGCGATGTGCTTGCGCATCCATACGGAACGGGCGCGGCTAGTCAGAAAGTCGGTTTCTGTAAGTCCGCGTGCTTCCAATACTTCGGAAAGGTTGCGCGAACCGGTGCGTAGCTCCTCCAGTTCCATCTTGCTTTCACGACCATCATCGACCGACAAGCGGGGCGGGCGGGAGAAGTCCCAAAGGGTAGGTGCCGCAAGTTTAGGAACTCGACCTTGCGCCGCAAATACGGAATACGCAAACGAGATCGCCCGGCGGGCAGCATACCAAAGCTGCCCTTGGCGCTTAATGACGAACCGGCGACACTTGACGATCTCGCCACGCTCGGCTGTGCCTTGCCCCGTCGATTTCCAGACGGAATAAGACCAGACGGGAATGATGGCTTCGCGGTTGAGTCGATCTTGGAACGCCTCCCAGTTCGGGCCGGGGTTTTTATGTTCCATCTGCTCCATGCGATGCCCGCCTTCGGCTGGTAAATACATGACGCCACCGGGAAATGCTTGCGTGGAAAAGGGCGATGGGTTCGCGCATGTGCCGTCGCCTGCCATGTCATTGGCTGGATCGTCGATGTCTGGACTACCTGTTGAGTTAAAGACGGTCAGGTGAAGACGCGAAATGATCTGCTGCCGAATCCTTTCGTCCTCAGTTGATAGCAGAGACATTTTCAAAGATTCCAGCGCGTGCGTAAAACAGGGCAGACCGCGCCCTTGCTCGCAGTGCGTCGGGTCAAATAGGTGGATCACGTCAGATGCCGGAACGTCCTTGAATTTTTTCACGCCATCCTTGCCTATGTCGAAACGATACGCCGCAGGTCGTCCACTTGGATAGTAAATGATGCCATCAACAATGCGCATTCCTTCGTATTCACCATCGGCAACGGTTTTATCGTAGTCGCTGTAACAACGGTGACTAGGTATCATCTGAATCCTAGGGAAGCCGTCGGCGCCAACGATCATCATCCAGAACACGTCACCGCTGCGGTCGATCTCGACGCTCGAAAGCTCCAGCATTTTCCACCAGTCAAAGATACCACCGCGAACGTCTGCTTGTGGATACCATACGTCGTGGAGGAATTTCGCTACTTGCTTGCCTTTCTCCTGGTCAGTCGTGCCGAGATAGGATGGAAGCCACGCCTCGCCTACGCTGTAATCCGCTTTCTGTAGGATGCAAGCGCGTGGCACACCCATGTTGACGAAAAGCCGATTCGACAAGCTCAGTAATGTCTTGCGGTCATTCGACGGGATCAAGCGCTCAATGTCATCGTTTAGAACGGTGTATTGTGGCCCGCGCCGATTTGAACGGTCGGCTGCGTGCGCGAGGCGATAAGGTTGCCCGGTGTGGTCAAGGATGGCGGAGGTCATGATGGGAAAATTGTAATCGACGTTGAGGAAATCGCCTTGCCCCTGTCGAGGTAGGCGACCACATGACGCAGCAGCATGAGCCGCTGACCGTTCGTCATTGTTTGAGATGTCGAGAATGTTTGACCGTTCACTGTTGAGCTGGTAACCTGCGCGGTCGAGTTCGGGTCGGTGGCGATAGCTAGTGCCAATGACGCAAACTCTTCGCGGATCGCTGCTGATGCGCTCGGATTGTTCCGAACCGCTACATAGACTGCCCTTGCCGTTTCCGCGATACTCATCACGCTTGTTGTCACGAAACGAGGGCGAATGTCAAACAAAGCTGCCGTTACTCGCTGTCAAATACTCTCATCACCAATGCCGCAGTCACTTGGTAATACATGCAGTCCCAAAGGTGGTTTGCCCCGCCGCTAGGCCGTATCCAGATGCCCTTCTCCTGACCAGTCTTAGAGTTGCGCTCAATGCTCCGGCGTTCGCACTGCATGTGGTTCTCAAAAGGTTTTGAAAGATCAGCCGGCAGCTCGATCTGATCGCCATCCGCCATCAGCCTGGACAAGATGTCTTTGATTGGATTGGACGCAGTGAAGATGTATTTTGCCACGCCACCGCTTCGCGCCCGGTGGCGCTTAGTCATGCTGTAGAGCTTCTCGATAGGCTTGCCGGATTGCGTCGGGTGGAGGAAATGGGATTTGTTGCCTTCTCCTTTGATGCCCATCCATCCATGTTTTACGCACAAATCAGCCATCCGGTCGGTATCATAGCCAAAGTCAATCAAGGTCTTTGCCCTCGGAACTGCGTAGTTGTCGCAAAGTTGCAGAAGCTGGGTTTCATCCATTCCATCGCTGGGCATGTATCCTTCATAAAGAACTCGGCAGAATCCTCCTTGCCTCCATGCGGCGATGACGATCCAGAAATGATCTTTGCCAGCGTCGATGGTTGCGAAGCGATGCGCCTCACCGTCAATAGGCTGTCCTCCGGCGAAATCTGCTTTCGCGTAGTCGCTGGATCTGCGCACCACGACCTCGCTGTCGGCCATGTCGTCTGTCCAGAAACTCGCCCTTCTTTTCTGTGTCCACTGCCGCAGGTTATCGGCGAATCCTGCGGTCGAGAGCCGTTTCGCGGTCAGGTATTCTAAGACTTCTTGCCACCACGGCACCCACCAGATCGCGAGCGAATCGACGTGGAATCCTCGGATCGACTCAACGTGGTGCGGATTGGTCGGGATGTATCCGAGCTTGCCGTTGCCCATATTCGATGCCGTCAGTTTGCGCCTGGTCAGAGTGTCGTCGGCGTATTCTTTCCTGCACTCCTTGCAATGCAGCCGGGCGGTTTTCGCTGTTGCCTGCTCGTCAACCACTCCTTTTGACCTCTCGATTACGTCGTATTTGATGCAGTCCCAGCCGAAAGGTTGCTCCACTCCACAGTCGCACCGCCAGCCGAACGATGCCCGGTCGGTCTTCATCCATTCGCGCCATAGGTCATCACCTCCTTCGTGCTTGCCGTCGTCGTCGATCCGTCCACCGACCCCAGCCTGCGAGACGTAGTATTCTTTCCGATTCCACCTGTTGTGAGTTCGCGCTTGGCACTCGCGCAGCAGTCCCGGCGCCCACTTCCAAACCTCGTCACCGTAGATCCACCGCACCGATTTCTCTTGAAAGTTGGACATGTTTGCGCCGCCGAGAACAAGCGGCATGTGCGGGAAAATGATCTCCAACTTTCGGCTCTTGTGCCGATCTTCCGGCCACAGGTTACGGATCGATTCAACAGATTTGAGCGCAGGCAGCAGCCGAGTCTCTGCCCAGAACCTAGCGTCCGCGTCGGTCTGCGAGGTGTAGAGCATTGCACCAGGATCTTCGGCGACGATGTAGGGGATCAGCCCCTCGGCCATCGTTGACTTGCCCGAACCAGTCGGCGCGATTACCACGACCTCCCGCACTTCGTGATCGCCGGCGCATTCCATCGGCGCCTTCCACCACGGCGTTTGCTCAGGATCGAAGAAGCTGGCTCGTTCGGAGTTGGCAATTTTGACGTTCTTCGCCGCCCAGTGCCAAGGCTTTAGCTGGGTCGGTGGCTTGAGTCCGATCCTAATCCCGCTGATCCATGCTTGTTTGGCGGGGTCATTCATTTTGAAAAACCTTCCCTTGTGCGTCCGAAAGGTTGTCGAGGATCTCGATGATGTTCTCGCGCAAGACCTTTTGAATCTTGGTTTCGCTCAATCCTGCAAGTTGAGGAGGTAGATCAGATGTCAGCTTTAGCAGCTCGGCACGAATTACAGAGTAGCACGCGGTAGCCGCTTCCCGAACTTTGCCGCTTGGCACCAGTTCTTTGCTCTCGATCTGAACGGTAATAATTCCTTTCAGAGCCATCACCTTTTCCTTGAGGATCTTTACGTCGTCAATGTTGCCTGCGCTGCGGATGGCTTTTTCGATCTCCTCCAGTGTCTGCGCGGTCACTGCTTCTGGCGTTGTCGTCTTCGTTCCAGGCTTGATCCGAGATCGACGCCGGGATTGCCAAGTCTGAAACGCCTCAACATTCCAGCAATCAACGCCTTGACGTTTGGCTTCTTTAATAACTGCCTCTTCGTATTTATGATTACCTTTTTTGGTAGTCTCTTCTGTAATAGGGACTTGTTTCTGAGCCTCCATAGCAGATTCATAAGACGGAGGAATTTTAGCCATTAAATTTTTAATTCCACCTGGAATAACGTTTAATAATTCTTCCATGCTAATTGTTTTGTTTGGAAATAATCTTGCCATTTCTTCGTCTTCAGTTTCAGTTTCTCCGCCATCAGCAAAAGCAACGATACCGCCACCCGCAT